GGATAATTGATCTTGACGCTGGTTGAGTTCAGCGTGGTGGTGAAGAGAACCGCGACGTTGACGGGGTCACCGACATCGTAAGTCCTGACGAAATAGTCTAGGATGCCGACAGTGGTACTCGGAAGGGAATATGTCGCGACCCCTTGCACGAGTGGAATGGTGAGTTCCTGGATCTTCCAGAGATTGGGCCAGGATGGCTTCGTCTGCCACTCGACCATGAGCAACTGCGCCGACATGAGAGCATCTCTCATGTGCATCTGTTGCAAGCCAGTCGGCCGGATCTGGATTCTCGAGTAGCACTCGAGTAACAAATCGGCAAACGGCGGGTTGAAATTTGTGGAAGTTGTGGTCGTCACAGCGCCGCCTCACTCGCCCCAATCCCCCTGCGTGAAGGTGTGGCGACCCAGGCCCGGCGGCGCGCCAGGCGGCGGAGATTATACGCTCAGGAGCAGGGGCCAGTCCACCCGGCCGACCCGAGCGCCGATGGGGTTTGCAGGGCCGCGATCTGGGGTGCGGTCAGATAGGTTGTGTCATAGGGCGCGGTCGCCAGTATCCCGATGACGGCAAGGAGCGCACTCGGCGGCACACAGCCGCAGACGTGGGATGTGCCGCCACATACTGGCCACCAGTATTGCGTCACGTCGGTCGGCTTCCACCCCGTGCTATTAGACAGTGGAGCTTGGCTCACGGCCTGAGCTGCGGCGATATTCGATTCCGACAGGTAGCTTACCTGGGCTGCAACTGGGACCGCAGAGAACACCATCCAGATTGCGGCGAGTGTGAAGCGGTTCACGGCGTCCCCCAGTAGGCCTTCTCACTGGCTCGAAGCTGCGCCTGCTGCGCGGTGCTCAAGTTGGTAGTCCACATATATGCCTCGGCGATATTGCCGGTTAATGGCTCGCTTGATGTGTTCTGATAGTCGAAAAGGATGAGTTGGGCTGTCGTCGGGACATTGGCGACGGTGCCGGCGTTGCCACTGGTAGTCGTACCGTCAATGTCGATGCTCGAAGTCGTATTAGCAACGCCGATCAAAGAATGAAAGGCGTTGTCCGCTGCAGCACCCCCAACCACAGCAGCGCCGGCATAAATGCCGGCGGCATTTGCCGAATTGCTGAACAATATTGACGTTTGCCCAGGGGCAGGATGACCGCCCATAATGGAGGAGTACGAAGTAAACAACCCTGTGCGAGCGGCGACGGCTGAAAATGTATATGGCTGCTCGACGGAGACCATGCTGGCCGATCCCAGAAGCGAGGAACTTCCCGCAATTGTCGGGTGTCCGTTCTGGGAATTGAAAACCAGCGTCGGCTGAAGTCCCGCAATTGACTGGGACATGTTATTGCCGTTACCAGATTGATCAAACCACGTCGCAACATAGCAAGTCGTTGCCGCGCAGAATGATTGCGCGGTACCCGTGTCCAATTGGTGGGCGACGAAACAGATGGTCTTCTGACCACTATCCGACTGCCTACGGACGATGATCGCGCAGCCAGTGTATGTCGGCGACAACTGCCGAACACCATAGGCCCCCGCTGCCTGCGGTAGCCCGACGAGCGCATAGTTAAACGCGCCAGCCGCAGCCGCGACGCGCCGATGCTCGACAGCATGCGCCCCCTGAGCGCACAGACATCCCAGCGCCATCGCCAGTGATATCCGCGCCAACCACCGCATGGGTTAGTCCTGCGGGCCGGAGAGGCCCAACGCTATCGTGCTTCCTGGGTCGGTCGTGTCGGTGGCAGCGGCGACGATGCAGCCGTAGACGTTGGCGGTGCCTGGGCTGTCGGTATTGTTGTAGGAGAAATAGATGCCGGATAGGTAAGCGTACGATGCGGTATCCACGGTGCTCGGCACGGCGCCCGTAAGGGTGATCGGCGACGTACCGATAAGGTTGAGCGCGTCAGCCGCCGCGAGCGTGAACATCGCGTTATCCTGGCAACCGCTGGCCGACGATGGCTTCGCGTTGAACAGATACACCTGATAGCCGGCGGTATTACCGGCGGTCGAACGCACCCCGACTACGGTGATGGCACCCTCGCCACCGTTCGGAGCACTGCCACCTGCGGTGCGTGGGAGCGCCATGGTGAACAAGCCGCCGACCGAGTAGCCCGCCGCGTGCGATCCTGAGACAACCGGGAGCGACTTCCAGACAACCTTGTCGTAGTTCGGTGCTTGTTGCGCCATCGCCGCAGGCGCACAGAGAAGCGCGCCAAAGAGGGTCGCGGCGAACCGCGTCAGTTTAGCCACCTTTGCCTCCAGCCTGATCCACGATCAGATACATCGGCCCGTTGCCGCTGTTCATGACCATTTTCGCCCAGAGGTATTTCGCCGCGTCGTAATCCATGGCGGATGCGGTGATGTTGACCAAATTCGGGTGATTGACCCACACCATGCTCGAGGGCGCTATCACCGGCAACGGGGAAAGATTGTTCGGGTCATCGGCGCTGCGCTGGACGGTGCAGTTGGCCGCACTGGACCCTGTCACCGCAACGGTGTAACTCACTGGCCCAAAGCCGTAGTCGTCGAGGCGAGCCCATGGAGTCGAGGCGATGGCAGTGGTGCCACCGCCATAGGTGCCGAGCGTGGCATTGGCGGTCCAGCCGCCACCCTGCGGAACCGCCGAGGTGAGTGTCAGGTAGTCGAGCTGCGAGACGACGGTGCCTCCGGCTTGGTTCGCCGGGATGGTCAGAGTTTCCGACCAGACATCGCCTTGCCAGTTGGTACCTTTGATGACGAGGAGCCGCTGGCTCGACTCATTACCGTACGTCAGCGCGATGCGGCGCTGGGCGACATCGACGATGGTCTGGAGGAGCGTGAGCGCGGTGCCTGAGACAGGCGTGCCCGTATAGAACAGCGAGGCGTTCGCTGTGCTCAGAGCTGGCATGAAAAGGCGGATCGGGCGCATTACGGTACGGTTACCTCAACTGCGGCCCGTATCAGTGCAGGCCCTTCATCGTCTTCGCAAAGCCGGCCATGTGTCGCATATGCGGATCTTTGCTACGCGACGCTTGAGCCAGCTTCGCCGCTGGTATCTTCTCGCCTTCCGGCACACCCAACGCGCGATGAAGCCTGCCTTTGTGCGATGGAGGAACGGCCTTCTGAATCCACTGCGCGGCACCGCCGGAAGCGAATTTAGGGACCCTCTCCATGGTGAGCATCGGCCGCGTTGCCTTCGTTGGCGTGATGCCCCTCGGCATCCTTGACTCGGGCTGCGGTCGAAAGCGGGTTCTTGTCGGCGCCGATGCCGCCGCCGCGCTTGCGTCCAGGGCGATCGAGGCGATGCTTCTTGGGGTGATGCCCCATGACATGGCCGCCATCCTTGCGCTTGCCGCCGTGCTTGCGACCTTCCTCGGCTTCGGTCTCGACCTTGTCCGGAACGCTCCGCGACTTTGGCGTTCCGCCTTGATCTTCGCCAGCTCCGCCGCCCTTCGCGCGCATGTGGTTTTTCATATGACCCTTCATTTGGCCCTCCATTAGGCCTGGGTGACGCCGACGAGGCCGGCAGACGTGCCGATGTCCGCGAGAGATACGGTCGAGAAAATGGTCAACCTGTGAATGCCGTTCGACGCGGACTGCAACGCATAGGTTCCGCGCACATCGCCGGTGGCTGATGTAGCTGTGGTCGTAACGGCAGCGGTATAGCCGGTGCTTGCCGAGATCAGTGTCGGGGTTTCAGCCGGCCAGTAGATCTGGAGATACGGGAACGCGTCGCTGCGGAGCATGAACCCGTAGGTGTCCTGCTGCCCGACGCTGACGTTCGATCCGGCAAGCACGCCAGACGGCGTGATCGACTGGATGTACTTGAAGGCCTTGGTCGAGGACGCGAGCGTGCCGGCCGATCCGGTGATCGCCTGCGTCATCGGGTAGCCGTAAACGTCGAAACCCTTGACGGTGAAGACCGCACCCGTGTCGTTGCCGAGCGATGTAATGCCGACGGTGCGCGCAAGCGCCTTGGTCGGGTCCCAGATGCTCTGATAGGTGCCGGAGGTCGAGCCGAGGCCCGAAGCCTGCTGACCAAATACAACTGGCGACATCGCGCCGTCGATGGCGAGGAGGCCCGTGACCGTCTGGCCAGTAGCCGCATTCGTGATCGAAACGCCTGTGGTGATGCCGTTGCCGCTGGTCGAAACAAGGGTGAGCGGGGTGCCGGCGACCGGCGCCTGCGATGCAGCAATGGCCGTGTAGGAGATGGTCGATGGGACGGCATCGACGATGGTGACGCGCGGGCAACCGAGCCAGCCGTAGCCGCCACGCACGCCGCCTGGGACGTACTGGTAGAACGGCCGCGGGTCCATGATGCCGCTGCCGGCGAAGAACAGCGAAGGGCCACCGCCTGAGTCGTTGTAATCGAGCGCGCTGCCAATGCCGTTGTTCGGAGCGGCGTTGTAGACGTTCAGCGGGCCGGAGAAGTTGGTTGCACCCATTTATGGCTCCTGGATCTCGTTGGCCGGTTACGAGGTCGGCGTCGAGCCGTAGATGGAACGAGGGTTACTGTAGTTGAAACTATAACGCTCGTATCCTTTCACTAAAAGATTGTCGGTGGTGAACTCGACCTGCATGTCCATTTCGAACGGCATGCGCTCCATCCAGTTCAGCCCCTTCACGTTGGTGAGGAGGAACCACGCATAGGCGCTCGTCAGATAGTCATTGACGAGGTAGCCTTCCGGCAGACCACCGGCGGTGGAGCGGATGGCGTTGACATCGTTGTCGGCGGTGCCGGGGCGCAGTTCGGTCTCGAGCAGGCGGATGGCGATCGGCTCCAACTCCGGCGGGATGACGAGCTTCCGCGCGCGGGCGTAGAACTTCAGGTTCGCTTGGTCGATGAAGTTGCGGCGGACGCTGATCATGCCCGAGAGCAGGCTTGCCTCGTTGAGATCGGCCTGCACGGTCGGCGTGTTGGCATAGGTGTTGCCATCGACCGGATGGTTGGTGGCGAGAAGCGCCACGCCATCGCCGACGACGCTGGACTGATAGACGTTCGCCGTGTTGAGGACGTTGATCGCATAGATTTCCTTCGTCTGATTGAAGGACTCGATGAGACCGAGGTTCGACGGTTGGAATTGGGTCTTGTAGAGGTTGTCGTCGATCGCCTTGCGGGTGATGGCGTAACCGAGGGCGATCTCGTTGTGCTCTTGGTTGTAGACGAAGCGCTGGCCTGCGTTGTTGTCGAACGTGGTCGGCGCGCCTTCCGTCTTGATCTGCGCAAAGCCGAGGTAGCGCATTTCTTCCGTGCGCTCCAAGGCCATGTCCGACTTCATGTAGTCGAAGATCTTGTCGTATTGCCGCGGGATCTGCTGGTACTTGCCGGTGACCTCGCGGAGGCCGGGAAAGAGCAGGTTCGCGATTGCGGAGAGTGCGACTGGCATTGCTATTCCCCTTAGACGCCGGTGTTGCCGACGCGGAAGGCCTGCTGGTTCCAGGTCACTTCGACGATGTTTCCGGCGGTGGTGGTGTCATAGCCGTTGATGCCCGGCGGCTGACTGACGAGCCCGAGGAGCGTGAACGGCAATGTGTTGGTGGAAGCCTTGGTGACGTAGTTCAGGTAGGCGCTGGAGAC